TAGACTACTCCCATTGTTAGGTACGGCGCATGCTGATGACATCATCTTAGGGGTATTAGGGGTACGTATATAACTATCAATGAAATCAAGGTGTTACAATACCCCTAATTCCGGGGTGGCGCGGGGTAGTTCGGGGTGGAACGCACGGCAAGCGTGGTCAGCAATGGAACGCTACTTTCCGCCTCTGCGCCAAGCCCGTGCAATTACTGGGCAGTTGACCGATTTCTTGCTACCATGCAAGGATGCAGATCAACGACAACCATCGCCGTTTCATCACCGAACTCGTGGCCGCCCCGCGCCGCGACCAGGGCGCAGCGTATCAACTCGTGTACGGCGGTAGCAAGAAATCCGCCAACGAGGGAGCATCAAAGCTCATGGCCGACCCCGACATTCGCGCACTCGTCAACCTGGCGGAAGCTACGCACCGCCGGCGTAGCGAGATCACGGCCGAGCAGGTCATCAACGACATCAACGACATCAAGAACACCGACGTCTCCGAGCTCGTCGAGTGGCGCGTGGGCGCTTGCCGGTACTGCTGGGGGGACGGGCACCTGGCCCAGCGCACGCCGAGCGAGTGGCGCCGCGACTACGACCTCTATGCGCGTACTCACCGCTTTGAAGATCCGCACGGCCTGCGCTTTTCGATCGAAGGCGGCGTCGGCTACAACGCGAACCGCAAACCGTGCCCCGAGTGCCCCGAGTGCTTCGGAGATGGTGTCGGACGTGAGTTGCTTAAAGACACGAGATTTATTTCCCCGGCCGCAAAGGCGCTGTACAATGGGGTCAAACGGACGCGAGGCGGCGGCGTCGAGATGTTGCTCCGGTCCAAGGACAAGGCGCTCGACTTAGCCGCGCGCCACACCGGCGTGTCGAAGGAAAACCTGAATCTGGGCGGCAAAGTCGAGACCGGCGGCGTCACCATTTACGTGCCCGACAACGGGCGCGATCCACCGAAGGAACCGAAAAAATGAAATGGGTCAATGCAAGCGTGTTGGACGGTGGGCTCAACGCCATCAAAACCGTCGCTACCAAGATGCGCCTGATCACCGCGTACACTGCGGGCGACAGCTACGCTACGGTCCTCGCCAATTCGATATGTGTGGCCGCTATGGCCTCGGCCGACTTCACGCTCGCCACGTCGGGCAGCAATCGGACCTTGACGACGGCCACGAAGACCGCCAACGCGACGGCCAACTCGAACCAGCAAGACGCCGGCGTCGCTACGGGCGGGTCTACCACGACACTGGTCAACACGGCAAAAGCCTGGGCCGTCAATGCTTTCGCCGGCAAGGCGGTTACGATCACGACGGGCCTGGGGGTCGGGCAGTACGGCCGCATCGTCAGCAACACGGCAACGGTGCTGACGATCACAGCGGACGCTACGGGTTGGCCGCTCGCGCCGGATGCTACCAGCGGCTACCGGATCACGGACGACCTGCATATTTCGTTCGACGACGGCGCGGCAAACGTGTTGTGGGTCACGGACGAGACGACCAACCAGCCGATCACATTCGGCAATCCGATCGACTTCCCTGCGGTCGTCTACACCGCCGTCCAACCCGTCTAAGGCAGATAGTCATGGCCCTGACCCCCGCACAAAACACTGCGATTCTGGCTGACATTGCGGCCAACGCGGACATGAACACGCAGCCGGCCACCAATGTTGGTTGTCAAGTCATCGCCGACCTGTACAACGCCGCCAGCACTACCGACGTGTGGCGTACCGATGCCGGCGTCACGGCGGTGGCGGATGGGATCGACTGGACGAAATTCGTCCCGACCGACGGCGTTCCGGCGATCAATTCCCTGTCCGGCAATGGCGAGCTGCAGCAGCATTCGTCGCGCGTTCTCGTCGCGCAGACCAAGCAAGCGACGTTGCAACTGATGCTGCAGGCCCGCACGACGATCGACGGCTCGAAAGCGAACATCCGCGCGGGCCTCCGCGATGCCGTGACGAATTTGCCGACGGGCTCGGGCGGCGCGCTTGTCAGCGCGGCAGGCACCGGCGGCGTGAACGTCCTGACCCCACTGGTGCGAAAAGCCACCCGGGCCGAAAAGCTTTTCGCCATCAGCAGCGCCGTTACCGGGGCCGTCACCGCCAACCTGCTGGTGTTTGAGGGCCAGGTCACGCGGGACGACATCGCCTTCGCGCGGGGGGTTTGACGATGGCGGGCGACATCAAGGCGAAATATGCCCCGTCCGTTACGCTGACGGTGACGGCGTTGCAGTCCCTGGCCAGCTCGCAAGACGGCACGAGTGGGTGGGGCAGCGCCACGCAGGTCAACAACGTCAACGGCTACCAGGACATCGCGCTCGGAGCGACGTTCACCACGAGCAGCGCCAATCGCCAGGCCGGACAGATCAGCATCTACGTGGTCGGTGCGTTGAACGACTCGCCACTGTTCCCGGCCGTCGCCAGCGGCACGCTCGGTACCGAGGGGGTTGTAGTGTTCGTCGACGCGGAGGAACGTGACACGATGTGCCGCTTGCTCACGTCGATCACGGTAGACGCCTCGAACAGCGCGGTCTACGCCTTTCCGCAAACGGCAATAGCGGCGCTGTTCGGCGGCGTTTTGCCCACACATTACGCGATTTACGTGACGCACAACTGCAGCACGACCACGACGGTCGGCTTTGCGGCGACAGGCAACGCGGTGTACCTGACGCCGTCGTATTCGCAATACACGTAAAGCATGCGGCACACCCGGCAACCGCAGACCGTTTCGCCGATCGACGTCTCGACCCCGGTAGGGCGAAGTATCGGCCTGCTGGCCGTGCCGGGCCTGCCGGAGCTGGTGCAGAAGCGCCCCGCGGTCGTCTCCGGGGGCTACGTGATCACTCCCGGGGCGGCAGGTAAAGCGGCACTGGGGCCGGCCACGCCATCGCCCGGTTACGTGGGGTATGACCTCGGCGCCGCGTTGCCGGTCAACGGAGACTTCACCCTCGCTTTTTTGGTCTCGGCCGCTCAAGTGAATGGCGGACAGGAGACCCACGTCATCGAAAACACGGGGCCCTTGGGCCTGACGGTCCTGCGGTTGGGGAGTACGTCGGTCGAGGTCGTCCTGGACGGCGGCAGCAGCGGCACGGTGCTCCGGGATTTCACCCGGCCGAGCCTGATCGTCGCGCGACGGGTTGGGAGCACGGCGGATCTCCGGGTCAATAACGTCTTAGTGGCGACCTGGGCCACTGCGGCGCGGACCGGCACGATTACCGGCCTCACGCTTGGCCGCTCGCGTGCCGGTAACCAAAACAGCGGCAACCAGACCGCCACGTTTCTAGCGGCGATTGCGACACGTGCGTGGACTGCGGCAGAGGTAACGCGGTTTTCAGCCGATCCCTGGCAGGTAATCCGATTTCAAAACCGGCGTCTCGCGACGCCCCCCGCGCGTTTTGCTTTGACGGGCCGGGCATGCACGGGCGGCACGACGAGTTCAATCGCCGCCGCAGTGATGCACCACGGGGCGGTCGGCGCCGGCGCGACCGGTTCAACCGTTTGCACGCGCAGCGGCATCGTGTCGCGGCATCGGCCCGGGGCAACTGCGTGCGCTGGTGAGGCGTCGTCGGCGCCGGCGCCGACCGCTCAGCACCACGGGGCGGTCGGCGCGGGGAGTGCCGGGCTGGCGGCCGTTGCGCAGGGGGTGCAGGAGCAACGGCATCGCGCAGGGGGTGCAGGGGGTGCAGGAGCAGCATTCACACCGGCGGGTGCTCTTGCGGCGGTGCGTGCCGTTCTTGTCGGTCAGGGCAGTACTGGAGCCGTCACAAGCCCGGGGCGCGCCATCGTACGGCGCTTGCCGCCGTTCTCGATCGGCGGTTACTCGGCGCCGCTCGGGCGTATGTGGCGGGCCCCTGCCACAGAAAGATTTTGGAGGATAGACATGGAGTGTGGCGCTACGGCTGGCGGCCGTCCGATTTTCAGCAAGGCGCTTGCCGATATCGCTGACTACGGCGTGGATTTGATTGATGCGTGCGAGTTGCAGATGGAAGGCGGTACGGATCTGCCGGTCAGCGTCACTATGTCGGCGGTGGTCGGCGTGACGTTGGCGCCGGGCCGGCCCGTGCCGGCCGTTGCAGGCGCCCGGTACTTGGTGGCCTGGTTTGCCGGCGGCGATCCAGGCGGGCAGAACTACGCCACGTTCCACGTGTTCACCGCGGCCGGGCGTGAGTTCGATAAGACGATCTATTTCGACATCGGGGTCAGGTAAGCCGCGATACTAAAAGCCATCGCCGCCTTGATGCGGCATGGCGATATCGCACGGGTTGCGTGGCGCCGATCCAACGCTTTCCGACCCGTCGTAGCTAAGGGGGAAATAAACCCAGTTTTCACCCCATGCGGTAAAAGGACGGCCATTCAGGTGACCGTACCCGACGTTAAATGCAACCTTTAAATCTGCCTCGTCGAGAGTGCAGATACGCGATTCGAAATCGTCGCCCCGGAGCTTCATCTCATCCTTGAGCATTTCATACCAAGTTGCCATGATCTTCTTTCAGTTATGCGCCAACCTGAGTCAGCAATTATCGTCTTCAATCGTCACTACGATCCTTACTTTCCGACGACCTTTTGCTGGGCGCTTTGTGACGCCTGGGTAGTGGCTTTCAAGCGCCCCGAACCCTGCCGTGAATGCAACTTCGGAAGCAAGCACCGAAAGCGACATGCATGGCTTCCCAACGTCGTTCGTTTCGATATAGGCGGATTCTATTTTAGTGATTTTGTTAGCCATGATCTTCTTTCATTGATGCACCAACCGGGCGTGAGTTCGATAAGACGATCTATTTCGACATCGGTGTCAGGTAAGCCGCGCCGGCCCCCGCATGTTCTTCGGACGGCGCCCGAATGGAGGGGGGAATTCTCCCAGTACATCACATACGATCATCGGCGTGATCGGCTCACCGGGCATTGCACGCTCTACGGCCTCGCGCTTCCTTGACCAGTAGCGAATATTCCCGTTTTCATCGAGCACGGCGAATGCGGGAAGACTCTGCCCCTTGCCCAGCTTCACACTCCGATCCTCACCTGGCGCAGCGGGTTGCGTGGCCTCGCGCGTCGTGTCCCGGCACTCGATCTCGCCGAGCACTTTGTCGATAGCATCCCTTAGTCGCAGAAGTTCATCGTGGTCCAAGTACAGATGGGAAAGCATGTTGCGCTTCACCCCGCGCCCGTAGTCGCCGATGCCGTCAAATGTACAAATTTGAAGGGTAGCGTGCGACGGGGTGCTTTTATAAAAGCGCAAGCACGGAACGTTATTACTTTCCACGTGCTTTGCCTCGTAGCACTTTGCATGCTCGTTTTCGATTACCAATGCTTCGCTCATTTTGTTCTCCGGTTGCGTTGTCGACGTAGGCAGAATACTTAAATTATTTAAGTCCGTCAAGCACTTTCGCATGCGGCGTATAATCGTTGCATGCGAGAAATCCGACCCCAGCCGAAACAAGAATTCTGCCTCCGTTCGGGCGCCGACATCGTCATCTTCGGCGGCGGCGCCGGCGGCGGCAAGACGTGGACCATGTTCCTGGAATGCCTGCGCCACGTGATCAAAAACATCATGTTTTACGCAGTGTTCTTCCGGCGGACGCACAAGCAGATCGAGAACCCGGGCGGGCTATGGGATGCGTCTATGCAACTTTTCCCATTGGTCGGCGGCATCCCGCGCGATCGGCGGGAATGGAGCTGGCGCGGCGGCGGCAAAATCCTAATGTCGCATCTTGAGCACGAGAAAAACATGTACGACTGGCAGGGCTCCGAGGTGCCGTTGTTCATTTTCGACGAGCTGACGCACTTCACGCGCGCCATGTTTTTCTACATGCTGTCCCGCAACCGGTCCATGGGTGGCGTGCGGCCGTACATCCGGGCCACGTGCAACCCGGACGCCGATAGCTGGGTGGCCGAGTTTATCGCGTGGTGGATCGATCAGGACACCGGTTACGCCATTCCCGAGCGGTCCGGCGTCATCCGCTGGTTCGTCGTGCTCAATGACGTGACGTTGTGGGCCAACAGCAAGCGCGAATGCATTGACGCGTACGGCGATCCGACGCTGCCCGACGACCACCCGAACCAAGTCGGGCCGCTGTCCTTCACGTTCGTGCTGTCCATGCTGGACGACAACGCCGCGCTCATGTCCAAAGATCCGCAATATCGAAACAAGCTTAAGGCAATGTCGCGCGTCGAGCGCGAGCGCCTGCTCGGCGGAAATTGGAAAATTCGGCCGGCGCCGGGCCTGTACTTCAAGCGCGAGGAGGTCGGCAAATTGCTGGACGCGCGCCCGCTCGACGTGGTGCGCTGGGTCCGGTATTGGGATCTGGCGGCCACGCCGAAGACCGAGACGAACGACCCGGATTGGACCGCCGGCGTGCTGATGGGGCAGTACGAGGACGGCCGGTACGTGGTCGCCGACTGTATTTCTGAGCGCCAGACCGCCGCCAACGTGCGCAAGATCATCAAGAACACGGCGGCAGAGGACGGGCCCGAGGTGCAAATCGGCCTGCCGCAAGACCCGGCGCAGGCGGGCAAAGACCAGGCCGAGTCGCTGGTGCTCATGCTGTCCGGCTACAACGCTGGCGCGCGCCGCGAGTCCGGGGACAAGGTCACGCGCGCCGAACCGTTCGCCGCGCAGTGGCAGGCGGGCAACGTCGACGTGGTGCGCGGCCACTGGAACGCTCGGTTCTTCGCCATCCTTGAATCGTTCCCGGATCCCGCCGCCAAGAAAGACGAGGTCGACGCGTGTTCCGGCGCGTTCTCGTTGCTGGTATCATCCGGCAACATATTCGATTCCCTGTAGAAAGAAGACGCCATGGCCCGCCACGTCAAAACCGATTCCGCCGCGCTCGCGCGCACGACCCGCCCCGCGTCGGACGGGCTGGAAAACTTCGTGGCCGGCATGGGCACGGACCGGGACAAGCGCGCGCATAGCGCATACGGCTATACTTTCACGATCAGCCGGCCCGAGCTGGAATCAATGTACCGTTCGTCCTGGCTGGCCAAGCGCGTGATCAATACGGTTGCAGATGATATGACCCGGGAAGGGTGGGACGTGACGTTCGATGATCCGGACGGCAAGGCGCGTAAGGCGCTGGCGCAAGCGGAAAAACGGCTACAATTGTGCGCCAAAGTCAACAGCGCTTTGCGCTGGGCGCGGCTGTATGGTGGCTGCATCATCGTCATGGGTACGCGGGGCGCAAAGCTCAACGAACCGCTGAACTTGGCGCGCGTGCGCAAGGGCGACTTGCGATATCTGCAGGTGCTCGACCGCTGGCGCTGCGCGGCGGCACCCACGCTAACGACCGACCTGGACGACCCGAATTTCGGCCTGCCGGAGTACTACGTCGTCGCTGAATCTGCCGTGCAGGTACACCACTCGCGCGTGTTGCGCTTCGACGGGCAAGAGCTGCCCTATTTTCAATGGCGCCAGAACGCTATGTGGCACGATAGCGAGCTGCAGCACACGTACGCCGCGCTCATGGACGCGGATGCCACCACGGCGGCCCTGGCCAGCATGATGTTTGAGGCGAATGTCGACGTCGTCACGTCAACGGGGCTGCAGAACACGCTTGCCACGAAAGAGGGCGAGGCGCGCGTGCTCAAGCGGTACCGTTTGGCCGGCACCATGAAATCCATTAACCGCATGCTGTTACTGGACGGCTCCGAAACGTACGAGAAAAAGGCGACCGCTTTTGCCAATCTCGACAAGGTGCTCGATAAGTTCCAGGACAATGTATGCGGTGCCTCCGAGATTCCGCGCACGCGCCTGTTTGGTCAGTCGGCCGCTGGCCTGAACGCGACCGGCGAGGGGGACGAGAAAAACTATCACGACGTGGTCAGCGGTCGGCAAGAAACCGACGTGCGGCCGCAGTTGTACAAGCTGTACGCCGTGCTCGTGCCGTCGGTGCTCGGCGCGATGCCGGATGATTTCGATTTCGACTTCAACCCGCTAAAGCAGATCAGCGACAAGGAACAAGCGGCGATCGACTATCAGCGCGCACAGACGGACGAAATTTATTTCAACATGGCCGTGCTGGACGAGGCCCACGTCGGGATGTCGCTCAAAGAGCGCGGCACCTATGCGCTGACGGACGAGGACATCGATATGCTCGAGGAACTGGCCGCCGAACCGCCGCCAGTCCTGGCCCCGAGCATGGTGACCGACCCGAAAACCGGCGAGCCCACGGCGCCCGTTTCGGAGCCTGTGTAAATGCCCGGCAAGATTCTCCGGCTGCTGACCCGCAACCTACCCGCGAAGCGGCGCGAGGGCCGGACGGCCAAGGCGGTACGCCCCTCGCGCGCCAATGAGGCATGGTACAAGGTACGGTTGCGCGAGCTCGTGCGCCGGCTACGCGTCAGCGTGGACGCTAACGTCTTGCCGTTGCTCAAGGCGCGCGCCATGGCTGCGGATGCGTCGTTCGAGGATGAGATTGGCGCGGCGTTCGAGAGAATGGCGCGCGAGTTCGGCGGCCTGGACGCGCTGGCCCAGCGGCTCGCGGCCGAGGGCGTGCAAAAGAATCTGGCGGCCGTCGACAGTACGCTTGCGAAGAACTTGAAATCGGCGGTGGGTATCGACGTATCCAAGCTCATGACCAGCAACCAGGCGATCGCCGGCAAAATGGCCGCGGCGAACAAGGCCAACGTCGAGCTGATCAAATCCATCCCCGTCGAATACTTCGACCGCATCCGCGCGCTGGTCGAGGGCAATACCGAAGGGGGATTCCGGTACGAGGACATCGTTGACCAGGTCAAAGAGATCGGCGGCATTACCGAGCGACGTGCCGACCTGATCGCGCGAGACCAGACCAGCAAAATGAACAGCGCGTTCAATGAGGCCCGACAAACATCGCTGGGCATTGAGGAATACGTTTGGCAGGGTGCGGCCGACGAGCGCGAGCGAGAAACCCATATCGCCAACAACGGGTTGACGTTCCGGTGGGACGACCCGCCGGCCGAGACCGGCCACCCTGGCGAAGACGTGCAATGCCGCTGCGTGGCCGTCCCGGTGTTCGATTTAGGCTAGTGCCCGAATCGCGTTTAGCAATTCGTCGCGTTCGGTTTGCCACGCCGCCGACCGCGCCGACCGCGCCGACCGCGCCGACCGCGCCGCCGACCGCGCCGACTCCGCCGCCGAATCCGCCGCCGACCGCGCCGAATCCGCCGCCGACTCCGCCGCCGACCACGCCGACTCCGCCGACCGCGCCGCAATGTCACAAGTTCC